ACCATCGTCACCATCGTCACCTGCCGGACCCTGTGGACCGGTGGCACCTTGTGGACCTGTCGCACCTTGTGGACCGGTGGCACCTTGTGGACCGGTGGCACCTGTCGCGCCTGTATTCCCTGCTGGGCCTTGAGGACCAGTAGCACCAGTAGCACCATCGTCACCTGCTGGACCCTGTGGGCCTTGAGGACCAGTAGCACCAGTAGCACCAGCAGCACCGTCGTTACCCGCTGGACCCTGAGGACCAGTAGCACCGTCGTTACCCGCCGGACCCTGAGGACCAGTGGCACCCGTGGCACCATCGTCACCCGCTGGGCCTTGTGGACCAGTAGCACCCGTGGCACCAGTGGCACCATCGTCACCTGATGGACCCTGAGGACCAGTAGCACCTTGAGGACCAGTAGCACCTTGAGGACCAGTAGCACCTTGAGGGCCAGTGGCACCTTGAGGACCGGTAGCACCATCGTCACCTGCTGGACCCTGAGGACCAGTAGCACCTGTGTTACCTTGTGGACCCTGTGCCCCTGTAGCACCTGTATTACCCTGCGGACCTTGAGGACCAGTGGCACCTTGAGGACCGGATGGACCTTGGGCACCGTCTGCACCATCTGCACCTGCTGGACCTTGTGGGCCTTGCGGTCCAGTCGGACCCTGAAGTGCTACATTTGTGATTGTGCCTTTGACCCAAGTGTTTGCTGATGCATCGTAAACCGCAACTAGATCACTTCCTGTGAAGGATGTAGTGGAAGTCATATCTGACAATGCGTCACCTACAACTGAAGCAGTCACAGAGGAGTATGCTGCTTGCCAAGATGAACCATCGTAGACACGCATTGCGTCCTGTGTGCTGTCAAAGTACAAGGCACCTGATACGAGGGCGTTACCATCATTATCAACAGTCGGGGCTGACGACTTCACACCTAAATAACGATCATCAAATGAATCCAAGGCAGCCAATGCACTGTCACGTGCAGACTGAGCCGCATTACGTGCGCTTGCGGCGGCTGTAGAACTTGCTGCTGCGTTTGACGCACTGGCAGATGCGTTAGATGCGCTAGTTGCCGCCTCCCCTGCTTTCGTAGAAGAGGTAGCCGCAGACGATGCCGAAGCAGACGCGCTAGAGGCCGCGCTGGACTCGCTTGTCGCTGCACTATTAGCCGAAGTAGCCGCGTTTGTTTCTGCTGTCTCTGAGGCGGCCTGAGCGGTCTCTGAGGCGGCCTGAGCGGTCTCTGCGGCTGCTTGGGCGGTCTCTGAGGCGGCCTGAGCCGCAACGGATGCAACACGTGAAGTCTCGGATGCTGTGGCACTCACTGCTGCATCGTCGGCTTCGCTTGCTGAAGTTGCTGCATGAGTCTGTGCGCTTGACGCAGAGGCTGCCGATGCTGTTGCACTTGCGGATGCCTCAGATGCCTTGGTTGAAGCGATAGATGCGCTGTTAGACGCAGAAGTGGCTGAATTGGCTACCGCTGCTTCGGCTGCTTCTGCACCAGTTCTCGCTGCCACTGCACCGGCTTCAGAAGCCTGTGCCGCTAGTTTTGCAGTGTTTGCGTCTGCTGCATGTTGAGCCGCTGCGTTCTTGTGTGACTCAGCGTTGGCCTCACTGATTGCGGCTGCGTTCTTGCTGTCTTCAATCGCGTTGATGTTGTTTGGTTCTACTGGATCAACGTCCGGATTGTTCGGAGTGACACCACGACCACCGTAAAATGAAGCCTTACTCATTTATTACCTCAATCTGTGTATGTTCTTGTAGGCCGCATGACTTGCGCCACACCTGATTGCTCGGCTGCATTGGCCTGTTCTTGGATTTCGGCTAGGAACTGACCGGACTTCTGTTCAAACAACGGACCACGTTCATCTAGGAAGTAGTCGGCTGCATAAGACAGCGCAGTGTAGGTCAGTAGATCACTAGCGATCAGTGTTATGATGTTTTCACTACTATCGACTGTCAGTTCATCGAACTCAGCATAGTAGTTGAGGTAAAGGGTGCCTGAAGTCGGCAAAGGTGCAATCTTGATTACCTCACGCTCACGTGAAAAATACTTAGGACTGCCTGTCTCTGCAACTTTGTGTTGTTCTGCCATCTCATGCAAAGGAACACGAACCAGACCCATTCCGTCATACTGTAGATCAATAATCTCTAGCATGTTTGCAGGTACAACAACCTGTGTGATTGCTGTGCCTGAAGTGAACGAGTAAGTCTGCTGCTGTTCCATCGCAGGGACGCGAAGGAAACGTTGGATACGTGTCAACGCTTGATCAATAAAGGTATCAGCCAAGGCGTCACTACAGTCACTACGGTTTAGTAGGGCTTTAAAGTGTGCCCTGATTTGACCTTTGTTCATTTCTTATGCCCTTCGTGTTCTTCGTGGCTTTGCTTTTGGCTTTGGCTTGGCTGTCATTGCTGCACGTGCGAAATCAGCATCAGTAGGTGCACCCTTCTGACCCTTCTTGCGTGGCTTCTTTCCCGCCTTTTTATTGGCATTGATGTTTGCGTATAGACCCATGACTAGTTACCTGCCTTCTTGCAGCCCATAAGTTTACAATTAACTGGGGTCTTACAGCCCTTGCACGGCTTGAATTTACCTGTGTTGCTATACATGCCTACGTCCTCTTCGACTTTGTGCCAGAACACTTCCAGCGTTTACGTGATAGGTTGAGGGGGCTGTTCGGGTCTTTAGCCGCCTTCGGGAATCTTTTCTTCTGGGCTGCTGAACGTGCGCAGTATGCGTCACCTTTCTTCGTCCCAGCGCGGACACGTGGTCCACCGTCTTTGGCACTGCCGGACTGACCATAGCTGACCTTACGACCAGACTTCGTGACCTTGACCTTTGCCTTACCTTTGGCGGGTGTAGCCATCAGACTTTCCTTTCTGTCGCCATGAACATTTGTAAGTCTTCTTTCTGGAGTCGCTTCACGATCTCAGGACCAGATGCTTGCCAAATGTCGAAACCTTCGCGTAGCCACTTCTCTACGACTGCTGTCGGAATAGAGGCTATGCGGTGAAACTCGCCCATAGGCTTTTGCGTACTTTCGTTTCTGGCGTCTTTTAGATCATCTAGAAAAGCCTGTGAGATATTCTGTGTGTGCTTTCGAACCATGTCGCCAGTCTCGAAGAGAAAGTCGGTGTTCGATTGAATTAGGGATTTGTTGTTTTTCTTATCCATTGTGCTTCCTTGAATCAAAAAGGCCGCCCAAGGCGACACAGTAAGGAGAGCAAAACCTGTGTTACCGAGGGCGGCCTTATCTAAAGAACCGCTAGAGTTCTAAAGAGTGCTTATGACAATCCTGTGATTTTCACAGAGTCGCCAAAGTTCATGTGCTTCACAGACATTTCGCCGACGATCTGGTGACGGTCTGAGTCACCGTTCTTCGCTAGAAGTGTGCGTGTGAATGGACGTAGAGTGCATGTTTTGAACATTGTTGGGTCGATCAATAGAGCGTGTGAAGACTCTAGGTGACGGTTCAAAATCACACGGTACTCACCATAGGGGCTAACATAGAGATCAATCGCATTTACGAGGGTTTTACCTTGAGCGATCTCACGGTTACGCCCTGCTGACGCTGAGAAACCTGCAACGATTTGTGCATCGCCCGGCTTGATCATCAGTGTGTCAACGTCTGAACCGTTGTTGTATGCAGTTTCACCCGCTTCCAACAGTTTCGCTTCAGTCAATGCGTCCGCTGCGTTTGAACCAGCGTCAACTGCTGTTGAGATTTGGTTGATTGCAGATGCCATCTTACGTGCAACTGAACCTGAACCCGCAACTGCGGCCTGATTAGCACCAACCAACGCAAATTCTGCATCGCGCTTGATTTCTTTCAGTGCTTTCGCCATCTGATGTGCTGTCTCTTTCGCACGACCGTATGTGGCAATCGCGTCTGCTGTTGCAGATACTTGGAAGCCTTTGGTCATGATCTGGGTGTTGTTTGTACGCTCTACCGCGTCAACCAATGAACCCATTACCGCGTCCGCGCCTTCAACGGCTGCGTTTGATCCGGCGGCTGCCAAAGAATCCTCAAGCCAGGAAAATGTACGTGCTGACACTTTCTCGTCTTTGAACATTGTGAATGCAGGAGTATCGAAAGGCGTAATGTCGGTTATAATATCTGCAACCGATTCCTTCTTACCGACCTGATCGTAAGTTGTATAAGTAGCCATAGGGTTAAATCCTTCTGTTAGGCAAGATTGGGGTTAGTCTTCCCAACGCGACATAAGTAAATCTGCAATGTCATCCGTATCGCCACCGTAACGAGGATTGTTGCGTAACTTGGCCTGAGCCTGTTGTTGACGCTTATTCTTCATCGTTGTTTTGGATGGTGGTGATTTCTTAGAACTCAAGACCTTTGTCTTGCTCGACTTGGATTTCGTCACTTTCGCCTTCGCTTTCTTTGATTGCGCTGACTTCTTGGACTCATCGTAAAGTCGGGCTTTGTTGATCAACATGATAACCGTTGGGTCTGTGTACTGATCAACTTGTTCTTGAGGCAGACCGTTTTTGACTGCATAGGCACGAATGTCATTGTACAATTCGTTACCCCATTCCGGCAGTTGCTCTTCGAGAACACGAACACAATCTTGTGCCGCCTTCTGTATCGCTTGCTGCTGGTTTGCTTGCAGTTCACCAAGAAGACTTTCACTTTCTTCTTTGAGGAACTTTACATCCTCTTCGGCCTGACGTGCGTCCTGTCGCAGTTGTGCAAACGTCTCTGCATCCATCTGCTGTGCCGCTAGTAACATATCCATCTCTGAATACGGTGCTAGTCGGGATTCTGCACGTTCTAACATTTTCTGGTATGCCATTTGCGTCTTTGCGAACTCTTGTTCCGCAACTTTGCGCTGGGCTGCTAAATCTTGAGACTTTTGTGTTAAAGATGCCTCTTGTCCATAAAGACGTTTCAAGTCCTTAACGGATACCTGTTTGTTTTCACCTTTGACGTTGACTTCAACTAGGTCGTCGTCAGACACGACAGATGTTTCTTCTGCCTCGTCTTCTTCTTCGACCTCTTCGTCGTCGTCTTCATCGTATTCTTCGGCTTCATCAGTTTCTTCAGGGTCCGTGTCGTCCTCTACTTCTTCGTCTTCAAGGTCGTCATCCTCAAATCCACCCTCTTCAACGTCTGTCTCTTCGACGTCTTCGGGTGTTGAATCCTCGTCTTCGATTTCAGATAGGTTTTCACCGTCGTCCCATCGACCTAGGATTGCGTCTGCGGCGTCATCTAAATCTAACGCGCGGGGTTCTGAGTTACTGTTGGGGTCGTTTGTCATAGACCTAGTTCCTCTTGGCTGTTGTCGCCTTGTGCCACGATGCTGTTACGCACCTCGACACGCTGCTTTAGGGTGTTCACCACGTCTGCTATTGCACGATAGTGGTGGTAGGCTGTCTCACGCTTTGTTGCCTCTTCAGGCTGCGTGTTTACAAATGTCGAGAAAGCACTCTCGACGATTGAATCGACGACAGAAGTGAACGCAGGTGCCGATAGTACGGCCTCTGCTTCATCCCCTGCCATCACAAGTTGCTCTTCTTGTGTCGGCATGTGTTACCTTTTTGTGGTTAGTTACCCATTAGGGCTTGCGATTGCTCGGACGTCTTCGGCACGTTTAGCGATCTCCAACTCTTCGTAGTTGACTGCTTCTTTGTGCGCCTGTTGTGACTCTTGTAAGTCCAACTTGTCCGATTGGATTGCGAACTGCTGCTGTGTCTTGAGTTGCTCAAGTTCCAACTTCATTTGCGCAATCTGTGCGTCAGTCTGTGCTTTAAGTTCTGCAACTGCTGTCTGACGTTCTTGTACCTCAAGTTGCTTCTGCGCCATTTGCATCTGCATCTGTGAGGCTGGGTCTGGTTGTTGTGGTGGTATTGTTGAAGGATCGACCAGATAGTCAGCAACATTCTTAATTCCACTCTTGTCTAGAATAGCACCAAGCATTTTGTACTTCTGCGCCGGGCCGTACATCTGTTGTAAAGATGGGTCCGAACTAAACAACTGGTGGAACGCTAGATGCTTCTGAATCTGCGTCTCCTGTTCACCATAACCCAAGTTAAACTCGACCATTACGTCACGCTTGTCTGACCATTGTGACGGTGAGATTTTGACGTACTGTCCCGCTAGTTCAACGATCTTCTCCATCGTCTCGTTCTCTACACACAACTGGTAGACAAGGTTAAACAATGGTTTCAGGAAGTTGTTAGCGAAGTTACGGGCAATGATCTTTTGACGCTGTTGGCTCATGGTTGCCAACTGCTCGACCATAGCCGCTGAGTTTTGCTTTGAGATAGCATCCTTGTTCAAGCCCTGCGATAGACGTGAGACACCAGAAGTGTCCTCTTTGTCTTCGTCCAGCATTTGGATTGTCTGGAAGATGAAGGGGTTGAGGGATGCTTGAGGCATTGGGTTGATTGCATCTGGACGTGTGACGTTCACAATACCACCGACACGGTTGTCGATAAGTTCACGTGGGTTCGTCAAGCCACCTTTGACCACAGTGTAGCGAGGGTTGTTTGTTACCATCGCGTGGTCGAGGATTGAGCGTGTCAACACAGTCCGTGCGTTCTGAATAGCAATCAACTTGTCTGCGAAGTTGTTACCGTGGAACGCATGTGGGATCGGTAGAGGAACGAAGGCCACGAATGGCATACGTGTCACAATGTCCTTAGACAGCATGACGTTTCCTACCTTCACAACACGATACAAGTCAGTTGTACCTGAGCCGTCTGGGTCTAGTGGTAGATATGCCTCTACGACTGTCACCTGACGTGATTGGTTTTGGTTGCCTTTGGTCGAGAAACCACGACCTGCACCAATGTCATCGAAACGTGATAGAACCTCTGGATCAGTGTCGAAGTCATAGTCCTCGTCACTAATGTCCATCACCAAGTCTTCGTCGTAGCCCATCTCAATCAGTTCTGAGATTGTCTTACGTGTGCGGTGTGCAACAAAAGACGAAGTTTCCATAGATCGACACTGTGGTTCAATCAGGAACTCTTCAGGTGCAACGGCTTCGATCTTGACCTGTGAGGTGTCACGGAACACACGTAGTTCGCCTGAATATACGCCAAACTCGTCCTCCACGATCTCCTCAATCTCAACCATGTCGTCTGCCAAGATTGCGTCTAGTTCCTCTTCAGTGAGGTCTTCGACATACTCTAGGTGACTATCTGACTGCTGTGACCAGTAAACCTTCGCAACACCTGCACGTGCAATCAGACCATCATGGATGACTGTCTGCATCACCTCGAACAAGTTGTTCTGACGATGTAGGACGTAATCAGTGTACTCTGTGCAAACTTCTGCCATTAGGACGTCTTCTGGTCCCTGTGGTGAGAAACGAAGCGTACGGTTTCCCGTACTGAATGTCTCCAGAAGTGCAGCCTTCATACTCTCGACTGCATCGTACACGTCCTGAGACACGTACTTACTGTTACCATCGTGCGCTGGTTTCGGGAGTTTTGCTGAGTAGTAATCCATAACACGTGAGCGTTCACGGCTTAGTTCACTATCAGCGTAGCCAATCGACATTCGTAGGTTGTTATCTACGATTGAGACGATCTTCTCGTCATCAAGTTTCTTAAGTTCTTTCATCGTTAAACCATCTCAATATATAGATCATCGACTGCCTCTATGGGTTCCCAAGCACCCTCATGGATGTGGTTAGCTAATGCCAAACTCATTACACAGTCATCGAAGCATCCAGACTCAGCTTCCATGCCACCGCTGTTGTTCACGATGTAGGTAAGCATCTCTCGGATAGTTACTTTGTCGTTCAGTTCGATTGTTCCCTCTCGAACCGCAGCCCTGAGTTCGTCAACGACTAGAGGCTTTGTTTTTGCAGTGGTTGTGAAGCCAAGTTTGACAGTCTCTTTGTCTGTGAGTTTGTCTACTTGGATTTCGGTGTAGAAGTTGGGGTACGCCATGTCTTTACCGAGGCGTGTGCACGTAAGAATACCATGACTGTTGTTCTCCACGATGATCAGGCCAAAGTTAAAGAACTCGCCCAGCCTGTAGAGTACTTCAGCAAAGTAGTCTGGATGTACTTGGGCGCGGTATGTCGCCACCTGTCGCTTCTTACTGTCCAAGACTTGCGCCACGGACCAGTCACCACCTCTAACACCCATCGCAACGTCAGCACCGATTGTGTATCTCTCACCTGAGTCCCACTTCCTGAACATAGTCAGTTCACCACGGACATTCTCTAGCCATTCGTCACCCTCAAGTGCCAAGTTAGCAATAGGATCGGGTGCCTCACCTAGGCTTTCTTGTAGTGTCTCTGGGTTGAACACAGGACGACCTGTGGTCAAGAAGGCTTCTTCTGGTTCTGCTGGGTATTCCTGTTTGAAGAGGTCGATGCCGTTTTGTGCAACCTTGCGTCTCCGGAACA